GTGTGGTTCTAGGCCAGATACTTATAAATCATCAAATGGACAGAATACTCCTACTGGTGCAACCAATCAATGTATTAGTTGGGCTGATAGTTTGGGGCCGTTTAAGTTGCACGGCATTGACACAAATGGGGATAAGTGCGATAATTGTGGGGTGCTACCTTTCAATGGAATCAATGATGGTGAAGCGTATAGTTTTCATCCCGGTACTATGAATGTAGTATTTGCTGATGGATCAACAAGAAATATTAGAGATAATATTGATCTTTATGTTATGGCGGCAATTATTACTCGTTGCGATGGACAAAAGACTGGTGAGTATTAAAAAACTATTACTTGGTATACTGTTGATATTCAGTGTGGCAGGAACCTGCCATGCTGAATCAAACGTATCTATCAGTAAGACATATGTTATTCCTAGTATAATTTTACCCAAGGTAAATGTAAATCTAGGTGGTATTAGCGATCTAGTTGCAATATCTGAAGATGAATTTTATGTCATCACTGATCGTGGCCCGAATGGTAAAATACAAACAGACGATGGTAAGTTTAGGACTTTATTATCTCCAGATTTTCGACCAATCATAGCCAAGATAGCTATTAATAAAACTTTAGATAGTGCCTACGTTAACACTTATCAATACATCAAAGGACAATTAGGTTATTGTACTGGTAAGCCGGATAGCGATAGGGTTGATACCATATTAAATAGCGATGGAACAAAAGTTATTGAGCCAGATATTGATGGTATTGATCCAGAAGGTTTGGTTCAACTGAGTAATGGTAGTTTTATTATCACTGAAGAATATGGCCCTTCTATCTTGATCGGAGAGGATAGGTTTTATTTATTACCAGAACGTAGAGATAATCGTGGATTAGAAGCAGTATCATTAAGCCCAGATGAAAAATATCTATGGACTATGCTACAAAGCCCAACAGATACAGCAAGTAAGAACATACCATTTGTAATATTTGATTTAGAAAACAAGGATATTTCAAGACTACTTTATTATAGGCTTGAGGATGATGCTGAAGATGGTAAGGTGTGTTGTATGTCTACGCTAGATGATCATACGGTATTAGTGTTGGAACAATCAGATACAACCAATGCTGCTTTCTATAAATTTGATCTCAACAATCACTCAAAAGAACTATTTGCAAGACTAGACAATATCTTACCTCAAATGGCATCTGATATAACTAATGGAGAATGGCAACCAAAAGCTGGTGAATTAATTACCGGGCTTAAAATAGAAGGCATGGCACTACTTGATGAAAATACTATAGTTATAGTGAACGATAATGATTTTAATCTTGCACCAGAAGAATTAACTTTAAGAAATTGTTTGTGGATATTAAAAATTAATGATTAATCACGATTATTTGGTAGATACTAGTTGGTGTGACTCTGGTGGGTATTGCGATTTCCTACCCATCAGAGGCCACCAAAATTTGGGCTTTAAATCTTTTAAGAATAAAACTAGGGCAAGAAAATCTCTTATTAATCAGCTTATACTAAACAAGTTTGATTTTGCTCCTTCTGTGCTTACGCCACTTTGTAAAATAGCATACTGGTATGACCCACAACTTTTAAAAACGTGGACTCCTAGCGACACTGTGACCAGTTGGGGATATGTGACAGAGAAGGCTACTCTGTTTGATATTGACGCTAAAATCCCACACAGGAAAATACAGGATTTAGTTGACAATATTAGAGAAAAAACCGGACTAAAATTTTGGGATTGCCATATGAACAATATTGGTTATATTAAGAGGGGCAGAAGGAAGAAATTAGCCTGCATTGATACCGGATATGAAAGTTTTGAAGGATATTCTAATGCATGGGGCTTTGAGGAACCGGGGCCAAAATGTCCTTACTGTGAAAAATATAATTGTAAATGTCCTACTGTTTATGATTGAAAGGAAAGATTATGCCGTATATAGATGAAGAAGAAAGAAAAGAATTAGATTTTGCTATTGATATTATGGTAGACAATATATTAGACAACAAAACAGGTCTAAATAATCCTAATGATTTTAGTCATTTTCTAGGCAGAATAAACTATTGTTTTTCTAGAATAATTATGGGAGTAATGAAAAATATCTCATATAAAAATATTGCTATGGCAACTGGTGTATTAGAAAATATCAAACAGGAATTATATAGGAGAATTGCTGCTCCGTATGAAGATAGGAAAGTTCTAGAAAATGGAGATATAAAAGAGTATAAATCATGCCAATAGATCCTGCCGGTAAAGCGGTATTAGAAAATCAAAAGTACTTAATTTCTTTACAAAAAGAAAACAAAGAACTTAAAAAAATACTCAAGAACATAGAAAAAAAATTAGAAATAATTTCAAATAAGATACAAGAATTTGAGATTATATTCGATGCTGCTGAAATTCTTGAAGAAGAAATGGATCGTAGGGATGAATATAATACAGAATGGAATCCTTATGATGACGAGGATTTTCAACCAGAAAATTATGAAGATTATGATATCTATGATGATGATGATGATATAGATAATGGATATTGAAATTTGGTTTGATGAAATTGATGCTGAAGAAGAGATAGAGTACCCACTAATTCGTTCGCCAGACACTATTTGGACTCCACCGGAAAATAAAAATTAATGCTTGACAAGCCACATAGCCGATGATATACTTAGGCTATCACAGGACAATTTCACTTTTTGGAGACTACACAGATGAAGCTTGCAGATCGTACCGTTGAAATTCACAGTCGAGGCATGGAGAGCAACAACCAGTTCACTATCGCCCAGACCAGCAAAATGTTTAAAATCCTTTCGGACTCTCTATATTCCGATAAGGTTATGGCAGTCATCAGAGAACTGTCTACTAATGCTTATGACGCTCACGTTGCAGCAGGCAACAAAAATCCGTTCAAGGTTACTCTGCCCACCTCGTCCAACCCTAACTTTACGGTGAGAGATTATGGTACTGGACTTTCTCAACAGGATATGGAGGAACTCTATACAACTTATGGGGCTAGTAATAAGAATGACAGTAACGATTTTACTGGTTGTCTTGGTCTTGGTTCTAAGAGTCCATTTGCTTATACTAAGAGTTTTAGTACCACTTCTTACTTCAATGGTAAAGCGTACAACTACATAGCGGCTATGGACGAGAATGGTGTTCCTAGTCTCAACCTATTCGGAGTCACTGACACTAATGAGCCTAATGGTCTTGAAATTAGTTTTGCGGTAAAGCAGTACGACTACCAAGAGTTTAATCAGAAGGCTAAGAGAGTCTACCACTACTTTAAAACAAAGCCTATCGTAGAAGGCTCAGTAGATTCTGATATGCAAGATCACTCTTACTCTTATCACAATTATGTGATTGATGGTGATGGATGGAAGGTTGGTCGGTTGTCTGGCGATAGTGGACAATTTCCTTCATCATATCATAATGTTGGTGGAGTTGTTGCAGTCATGGGCAATATCGCATACCCAGTGAGTGCCGATAAAATTATTGGTGAAGAAGAGGAAACACAGAATAGTAATATTCAAAGGTGGAATCGAACCTTCAAAAGAGCAGATGTTGATAACTGGAAGAACCTAGTCAGAGAGATTCTTAATGCTGGACTATATCTACAAATTCAATTTGATATTGGCGAATTGGAGATGGATGTTAGTAGAGAGGGTTTGCAGTACACTAAGGGCGTGATCAATGTGCTTCGTAAAAAGACTCAAGAAATTTATCTGCAACTCAAGGAAGATATGAGTACCAAGATTGCAGAATGTAAGACTCTAGTAGAAGCATATCAGACATATTATAGTCTGAGTGATCTTGCTGGTGGGTATAGTGCGGGTGCTAGTTGGACTGATCCTGACGGTAAAAAGCATGAACTGTCTAGTGGTAAAGACCTAGAATATAAACTAGGTAAGCATAAGCAGCTATATGCTATAAATTTTAGAACTTCTGGATATCGTAGTCGCAGACTTGTTTATCTAACAGATAAAATCCATAGCGAAACTCTCAACGGTAAAGGTAGCAATTACTACTGGAATACATCTAACAGAAAAGATAAGATTGAATTCTTTCAGTGTGACACTAGAGGTGTTGAGAGTGCCAAGAAGATAGTCACCAAGTATTGCAATCTTAATAATTGCTTTGGTTATCTGATGGTGGATAGCGAAAATCCTGAGACTGATTCTGGCGAAGGTTTTGATGATCTTATCAAAGATGTGGGTGCTGATAATATTCTCAAGGTTTCAGAATATCGTAGTCTACTCAGGTCTGGGACTCGCAAGAGCGGTGGAACCTCTGGTAGAATTAGTGCTGATGAAATCTTTATTATCTCACAGTCTAAAGATTGTGATAGTAATTGTAGTCGCCTATCTGGTAAAGCCCTTAATGATTCTGATCATCTGAGAGAATTGTCTGAAGAATTGCTTAGTAGTCTGGAGGATAGCGACCAGATTCTATATATTCCAATGACTAGATATGCAGCAGAAGAGGGCCATATCAGTATCTATAATGTATACAGAAGGCTATTGCATAAAGAAGAGGATAATTTGCTAACCAAGATTTGCAAAAATAAAAATGTGTTTGCAATCAAAAAGGCTTCTGTAGCCAAACTCAAGAAACAGGGTTATAATCTTGTAGACTTTACTCAGTGGATTAAGCCTAGAATAGAACATCTTGTGGAAAAGTTTTCTAAGGCAACTGCTAAGTATGAAGCCATAATGGATTATTGTCAAGATCAATATAGTTCCAATGATGAAACTTCTCAAGGAAGATGGAACAGTACCTATACCGACAGAAGGATAGCATACCATGTTATCAATATGTGTGGACTAAACTATAGAGATATTCTTCAGAACTCTAAACTGTCGGATCTTATTGATCAGTGGATGGTAATGGAATTTTGCACCAACCATGTGATGAGGGATGAGAAGTTCAAGAGCATTAAAAAGGATGATTATCTTGCCCATATGACAAAGATTTTACATAAGTATGATCTGAATGGTTGCGATCCAGCCAAGATTAAAGACAACCATGTAAAACTTATGAATCTTTATACACAGATTCAAGCGGTGTATGGTTCGTATGATGAATTTGAAGTCTCTGTAGATGTGTCAAAATATACCAGCAAGATTGGAAAAATGTCAGACCTGAGAAAAAATCTTCAAGCAGAGGTTGACAAATCACCGATGTTCAAGTATATTGTTAGTGCGGTCGATGGAGAAAGCATACGAGTGATCGGAAGCAAACCATTGGAATCAGACGGTTACTATGGATTCAAGAGTGACTGGTATGCCAAGAATGATCGTGAAGGTTTGGCTAAGGATTTAGGTAAATTGGTTTAAGGTTTTAATCACAGGAGTTTTAATAATGAGCGTTCCTTTTATGTGGGTTGATGGTAATCTGACGGTGATCTTGGCTAACAAGGCTCACCAAGTTCTTCCAGATCATACAAATTACAAGTTGATTCTGGAGGCTCTACCAACTGCAACAGAAGATGAGTTGCTGGGATTGGTAGACATTGAAAAGGCAGTTGCAAATTATAGCAACGGTCAGGTTGAAGTGAAGAACGGGCGAGTTCTCTTTGAGGGCGAAGAAGTTCATGGAAGTATCAGTAAGAGAATTCTAGAGTTTATGAGCAAGGGTCTACCATTTGAGCCTCTCGTAAATTTCTTGAAGAATCTTATGGAGAATCCCAGTATGCAGAGTCAACAGGAACTATATGATTTCTTGGAGCATGAACATCTGCCTATTACTGAGGATGGACATTTTCTTGCGTACAAGGCTGTCACCTCAGAATTCAAGGATAAGTATCGTGGAACTTTTGACAATAGGGTAGGTCAAGTCTGCACTATGCGTCGAGCAAAGGTAGACGATAACCGCAAAGCGGGATGCTCACAGGGACTTCATGCTGGTGCGTTGAACTATGTCGCATCTTACGGAAGTGTTGAGGCTGGCGATAAGATCGTTATCGTTAAGATCAACCCTCAAGATGTTGTGAGTGTTCCTAGTGACTGTAATTGCGAGAAACTTCGTACTTGCAGATATGAAGTGGTCGGTGAATATCAGGGCGAATTGCTCAAGCCTCTTTACAAGAGCGAGTTTGCTGAAGACGAATACCACGATGATGAAGATGATAACATCTACGACCAGTATGATGAAGATTACTGGGATCAGTATGATGACGAAGAAGAATACGACGATGAGGACGATTATTGATTCTGTGATTGGAAGGGTGAGCAACTTGGGCTATGGCGGTTCGATCCCGCCGCATCCTCTTGAGCCGCAAATGATGGTGGTGTTCACTGTCCCGGTTCTTGGTTAATGTAATAGGAATTTTATGATGACTACTTTTAGTAATGATCTCGGTTTTAATCCTTTTGATAAAAGTAATGACGCATACGGGCACCATATGGCTAGTGAAGGAATGGGAAGAAAATTTCTTGACTCATTCAATCAGCAACATATCTTTTGCTACAACGGAAGTCCACGCAAAAAGATTAGCAGTATGAAGCATACTCAGAATATCAAAGAAGTTTACGAAGCAAATCAAAACTCTGGTTCTGATGCTTACTTCTATATTAATGGTGGACGTAAACAATATGCTATTAATGCTGTTACAGCCTGTTTCTGTGACATGGATGCTGGGCGTGATGATGATGGCAAGTATTTTAAGCCTAGTGTAGTAATGCAG